TGAGTACCAGTCCAAGCAAGGACCATATCCACATCATGGGTAGGGATACCTTCAGCGGCAGCTTTTACCTCAGCCATCAAACTGTTGTACTGCACGGCCTGAGCATTAGTTATATTCGCTACCACTGCGGCTGTCTTTGTATATGCCATAGCCTGCCACCTATCAGCTGATTGTTATGGTACTTTCGATGGATAATGTTTCTGCTGTCGTCTTTGTCTCGGATATTGCGGCATGGTTTATCATTACACCGCTGTCCGCTGCGGCAGATGCCCCCTGCCCGAATAAGCCGAACTCCGTCAGGGTACCATTTGCTTCCGCTGATCCAAAGAACGTAGATGCCGAAACGATGGAACCTGCTGCTGATATGGACGTCAGGCTATTTCTGGCAAGTTCTGTTCCTAATGTCGTATCACCAATAGCCGGAGCGGTGGCATTCGTCCCAACTGCTCCATAAGTAATATCACAATCACTGGATCCACCAGCAAGACGATCGGCAATCATATCGGAACAAACTGACACGATCAAATTATCATACGTACGATCTGATATGATCTTTCCGGTCTCAATATCTCGCAGGATAAACCGATGACGTCCTCTCATTTTGACTCCGTCTATTATCCCCATGTGGCCAAACCCCATTGGAATTGATCCCATTTCACAGGATGAGCAGTTAGTAAGGTTGCCGTTGTATCGGTAAGCGTTATTGACTCAGATACCAATTTAAGGACATCTACCGTTTCATCTTCCCTCAGCTTGATCCGTTTACTCTCCCGGATAAATGCGGAGAGGAGGTCTTTTAATTCATATAGTGTGGTAGCGAATTCGATATGGTAGACCGGATTCCCGGCACCCAGAATTTGAGTTGAAACCCTTTTTATTTGGTACTTTCCATCAAAAGATTCATAATTGGAAACGTCCAATTCAACAAACTGACCTGAGGCAAATCCATGTTCAAAGGTATCGAATGACCCGGTAATCCAAGCATTTCCAAATTGGTTCACCTCCGCAATCGCCCGATCCTGTGCAATGTCTTTTGAGTCAATACTATCATCCTTGATTATGCTCTCGATAACACCGTCACCGCCTCGAATGGCTGCGATTGCTGCCTGTGATACGGTATTATCTGCTCGTACTAATATGGGCACTTCAAATTGGTAGGTAAAGACTATAACCTGCCCGGCAGCCGGAGTGGTGGTCGTACCGGCGTTCTCAGCACAACGGAGATACTTTTCTTGGTATGACCAAAAATATTCATAGGTACCATCATCCGCATTAAGGTTATCAAGAGCAAAAGTTGCCGGTACTCCATTGACGGTAAGGGTTGTTGGTGCATGAGGAGCATACCCAAGCGGCCATGTCCGTGCTGATCCATCCGCTACCCAACTAAAGGCCCGAGCAGTCGATAAATAATAACCACCTCGAACGTAGACACAATTACGAACTTGAGTATAATCGGGGGTAATAGTGAAATTAAAGATGTATTCCTTCAAAGCAGTATCGTCAATGGTGAAAGGAGCCGGTAAGGTCTCTTTTTCAAAGAAGTGGATATCTTTGTCTGAATCCATATACCAATCATAATTGACGAGGTTGGCCAGCTCGATTATAGCATCTTGTACCTTGACATAGCTGAATCGAATATCAGTAATTGTTGGCCCGGTAGAGACATTGGTGGTGGTTATCCCGTGAGCGGCATCTGTAAAGTTTGTTACAAAGTCCTGTATGATTTGGAGGCAGGTCTGGCTGGTATATGTTTGAACAACCAATCGTTCATTCAAAAGTTGCTGGTAATCTTCTGCAAGGATGTCATATCGATACGGAATATTAGCAACAGTCTGATTTGGTCCGATCATTGATTTCTGAACTTCGACTATCAGGCCACCAAATAAAGTGTTCGCTACCGTGCCCCTGTAGATGAGTACCGACATTCCTGCGACAGGCTCAACAGTAGGGGCAAGCATCGAAAAACTCGCTGTATTCGGAGAAGAGGTAATGGCATCTTCAATCCTTAATCCCTCCGAATATATTGACGAACCGTCCACTTCTACATAGATCATGATGTTGCCACCAATTGCATAACTTTCAATTCCTTCATTATACCTTCACCGGCACGACGAGCCAACATCTTTATATCAATATCGCTGTTGATATAATTTCCGGTTATATAGACTGTCAGACCACTACCAAAATTAATACTATGTCGTGGATCCTGTCTGGTCACAACTTCCTCACCGGCATGGCCGATAATAAGGCGGGGGGAGCCAAGGATACCGGGAATGATTCCACCTTTCTGAAATGCCATTAATTCCGAAGATTCTGCTTCTGAAAGGGCAAAAAACATTTCAACGGCCCGGCGGGCGGTTTCTGCGCCACGAGTAATGACATCATTTGGAAGATTACCATGTCGGGCTGATGAGAGTTCCCTAACAGCATCATCATAAGCTCGCTTTTCTGCCTGTTCCTGTCGAACAGGACTCCCATCACCCCAAGTTTTCTTTTGAGACCACATACGAGCGGTACCCATAATTGTTGATGCAATAGAGGCATTGGCAAGATCATTTTCAATGGCGAGGAAACCGGCAAGCCGTTCAGCCGGGTTGTCGGCTCGTCTGATCATATCCCTGATCTTCGTACCTTCGGATTTTTTGCCTCCTGTCATCTCATGAATAGCCAAAGCAGCCCCTCCGACGAGAAGGCCTATTCCAAGGGTGCTCGCACCAATTGCGCCTATCGCACCCATAGCCGCTCCACCTACTGCTGAGGCACCACCTGCAAGAGCACCTCCAGCAGACCCCAAAAGCCCACCGACCGAGCCCAAAGCACCGCCTACCCCACCGACAACCCCTCCAAGACCTCCGGACAAGGAACTACCTATTCCTCCGATAATTTGGGACAGCCCACCTCCCCCTCCTGAGAAAGCATCGATAACGGACATAGCCAGTTTTTTTAGGAAACCTTTTTGTAACTCTGTCATCAAATCGGCGGCCATTCCAACCACTGAATTTTTGAACCCATTTCCAAATTCTTTGAATGCCAGACTGAAATCGCCAGATAGTGCGGATGTATTGAAAGCAGTTGCCATCGCTTCTGTGGTGGCTAAAAAACTTTCTTTGATATCTTTATGAAATTCCTCCCAGACAGTAGGCGCGGTAACCTCTTTGATATATGCTCCCAATCATCCCCTTGGAGTTTTAACATCTGAGCATTTTCAAGCTGCTGATCAGTCAACATCTCGCCGTAACTATCATTGATTTCGGCAAAGATATCTACAGAACTGGCAAGGCGCTTTTCATTGCCGTCATCCTCAACTTCGAGCATATCGGCAATGCTTTCCCGGAAACGTTTCTCTTTGAAAGTCTTGGCCCGTTCGGATGCCTGCTTATCTTGCTCTATCCGAACGGCCCTTTTTTCAGCCAACTGGACTTCAGAAGTGTCCACTGCTTTAATCATTGTGGCATGGGCCGTTTGATTATCCTTCATATCCACTTTGAATGAATTCTTAAACTTTCCCCATTTCTCCCGAACCTTGTCAGCGGCACTTTCTCCAGTATCACCCATACTGGCAAACATATCAGTAAGGTCGGGAAGGTCTACCCCTATTTTACTTAGGACCCATCGAATCTTCTCATATACTGCGGACATCGATCGGGTGACTATACCGATTATCACATCAAAAACGTCATCCACAACGCCGATAATTTCTATCCAACCATCAATGATAGACATGATAAATTTACCGACATTACCGGCTACCGATTGAATAATACTTTGATTGTTTTTCAGCCAGTCACCGAGCATCATCATCATACCGGCCATTGCATTCATCACAGTGGTCAATATAGGTAGCAGGCTGGTACTTAACGATGTAACGACTCCACGAACTGAGGAGGTAAAGTTAAGTTGGGCATCAACGGCATCCGCCCCCATTGCCGCAGTGGTGTCATCCATCACAACACCCAGGCGATCAGCCTCCTCCATTAATGAATGCATCCCTTCCGCTCCATCCGCAAAAAGGGGCAAAAGGTCAACACCCGCACGACCAAAAATGTCTTGTGCCAACGCCGCCTTTTTCGTGGCGTCCGTCATACCCTTTGTTTTATCGGCAAACTCGAACAGAAGTTCGGAACCTTTACGTAAAGTTCCATCTGTGTTGGTAGCTGAAATTCCTAACTCATCGAATGCTCCTTTTGCTTCACCGATGCCTTGGGAAGCATCATACATATTTGCCGCTGCCCGTTTAATACCTTTTTCTACAGTTCCGATATCTGTTCCTGCTCTACCTGCGGCAAAGGCCAACCCGGATAATGTTTTGGTACTCTCCCCTGTTTTCAAGGACATCTTATTAAGGTTATCGCCAAAGGTAGCGGTAGATTTTACCATTGCAAGCATGGCAACGCCGACAGTAGCCCCCGCCCCGGCAATGGCAAGACCAGCCGTATTTATTCCGGACCTGGCCTTCTCCATCGAATCTTTTAGACCGGCAACCTTTTTCGAAGCGTCATCCATTTGCTTCTTAAAATCACCAAGTTGGGCCTTTATGCCTACAATTAGATTACCAGCAAGAACGTCAGCCATGAATCCCTCTCTTCAGATTTGAAGCATTCATAATCATCGATCTCATCCTATCGCGCCCTTCTTGTACTTCCTTACGTTTCTTTTCCTCAATCTCCTGCTCGACAAATTGATCAAGCCGTCGGATCATCGCTATATCGAAATCAAGAGCTTGGTGCAAATCAAGTATACCGAGTAGGCTTGACGGTCTGCATGAATACCGTTGTGCCACCGCATCAAGACTCTGAATCATTCCTTGGTTTTTGAAACAATGCCGCCAGATTTAAGGCATTACCTCCTACGATTGCGGATGAGAAAATGTACATCAAATCCGTTGTTTCGATAAGGTTCACATCGACCGTATCAGTAAGTCCATCATTAGAAAGTCTCGGAGAAACCACTGCATGAATGGCGACTGATCGGAACGTATCCAAAAGTTTCTTCATATCGTCTTCCTTAATGTCAGACCACTCCGAAGGGCTTTCGAATTTATCTGCCAATGTGACGACGGAACTGAGGATGGGAAGACTAATATGACCAGTAGCGGCCTGAGACAGTAAATCCAATTCTTACTTGATTCGGCTATTGAAGTCGATAGAGCGG